ACCGGACTGAACGCTGAACCGCAGACCTTCAAGTCCAAGCCGAAGAGCTACGAAGAACAGCTCTACATCCTTCGTAACAAGCTGACCGTGGATCGTCGCATCCTCGATCAGCCGAATGCGATTGTTGATCCCGTTGAATCGCAGATCCAGATGTTCCTCGAAGGATTTGCGTATGATTTCAACGACAAGTTCATCAACAATGACCCCAGTAGCACCGCCACTGGAAACAGCCAAGACTGCTTCCCCGGCCTGAACTATCGTTTGAAGAATGCTGCGGATTATGACATTCCTTCGGAAATGATCATTCAATCTCAGGATATTTCCGCTACCAACTTGTTCACGGCTGGCGCTACCGCTGGTGCCGCTGCGGCAAACAAGTTTATCGCGGACCTGCAAAACCTTTTTGACAACATGAACGCTCCTGACGGAGACGGGATTGTTCTTTACATGTCCGAACTTACGAAGCGCCAGATCGAAATGGCAATTCGCGTTATGGGCATTGGTGCTGGTTTTGACATTACGCAAGACAGCTATGATCGGCCTGTTGAAAAGTACAAGAACGCCACCGTTCGTACCGTTGGCCGTAAGTCTGACGGCGTGACGCCTATTATCAGCAACACTCAGACTATCGGTTCGCTGACGGCTGCAAAGGCAACTTCTATCTTTGCTGTTCGCTACGGAACTGGTTACGTTACTGGATGGCAATCCGAGCCGTTCAAGCCCAAATACCTTGGGCTTTCTCCTGAAAATGGGATCATGCACAATGTCCTGTTTGACTGGGGTGTTGGTCTCTGGGTGCCGCACAACCGCGCTCTTGGTCGTATTGACGTGGTTGTTACGTCGTAAGGAGATAAACGATGGCTCGTGATATTAAGCTCGCAAACTGGACGTTCACTAGCGACTCCGGTTCTAGCAAGATGACTATTGTCGCAAGCACGCCTACTGGTGATCCTACCAATACTCTTGGTACGTTTACCCTGAATGCAGGAGCTGCTGCAGCTGGTGGTGTCGGTGTGTTTCGTGCAGCTTCTGATGCGAAGAACGTCATGGGATTTATCAATTCCAAGATGGATTCTTCGAGCTTCGCCAACTTTATTGCTGGCAACGAAGTGTCTGCTGTTGCGAACCAACCCGCAATCTGGGGGAATACGTCCTACGGAGAAATGTACGCTCGTTGTGCAATTTCCGTTGGTGCGCAGTCTAGTGCTGGTTCCTCTGTGTGGACTGCGGCAACCGGTGGGTATGTAGTTCTTGAAGGCGCGTATGACAACGGTGCTTCGACTCCCGTTGCGGATGGTGGGTGGGTCCCGATCAGTGGTCCTATCCCGCTCTTCTACGGTGTTGCGTCGTTGTCCACGTCTGCTTCGGTAACGGTTACGAGCAGTAACTTGTTTACGACCACTACGCCTCACGGACTTGTTCCCGGAGATCTGGTCGTTTTCAGTGCCGTTGGCGGTCTTGCTGGTGCTGGCGTCCCTACCGCTGGGCGTCCTTATTATGTGAAGACTGTCTCCAGCCCAACGACGTTTGTGATTGCAACTATTGCTGCACCTACAGTTGACCTTGTTGTCACTGGCACCTCTACTGGAAGTGTGGTGCAGAAAGTGCTTACGCAGAATGGTGCGACTAAGATCGTTTCTGCGCCCCTTACTAGTTCGCTTCGGCCTTGGCTTCGTTTTGCAGTCCATTATTTCTCGACGGACCAAACGAGCACGTCGACCGTTGCAATTAGTAAAACGGCGTTGGTTCTTGGTCGCGACAACGCTCTGGTAGGCTAATCACCATGACAAGGGGCGAGATCAAACGGCGAATACGGCTTCTTGGGAAGCACTACTTCAGTTCAGATCTAGATCTGGATCCGTTTGGTCTCGACCTTTTGGTGGAGCACGTCACAGACGAAATCGCAAGAAATACCGATTGCTATGTTGGCAGGAGGTATCTCGATTTGGTCGCTGGTACAAGCGAGTATTGTGCCAGCGACCTTTATCGTTTGAAGAACATAATGGCTCTTCAGCCAAACGGTGACTACAAACGACTACTTGTTGTTGATTGGTACGACTCCAAAACCAATCAGTACAGGGATGCATCCGATACAAATGCCATCCCGAGCCATGTGTTGATCTTCGGTGGCAACAGGATGAAGTTCTGGCCTGTGCCCTCCGTTGCATCCACAAACGCTATCCTTATTGAAGGGTACGCTGTTCCCGGATCGGTGTGGGCCTACGACGTGAACGGCGATCCTGTCACGCTCGACGACACGAGCGAGTGCCCATTGCCGGATATTTCGCATGACGCCATCGTCTATGGCGTGTTGCATCAGAAAGCCATTCAGAACCGCGATGCGGATATGGTTGCCGTATACCGTGATGAATATGAACGCCGCGTCGGAATGGTTGAAAGTTTTGCCGCTACTTATGCGCGGAGGGCTGTGTAATGGCGCTTTCTATCAATACATTGCGCAGCGAGGTCTACAAGTACCTAAATGAGTCCTCTGCAAGTACTCTTGGCCAAGTGCCTGATGGCGTTGGTGGCACTACAACTTCCAGCGACAACGTCGTCAAGGACTGGATTTTGGAGGGTATCAATGCGCTTTGCCGCTCTTGTGTTTTTTATCCTGTTGTCGGAACCTATACTCTGACAAATGCAACGTATACCGTCGACATTTCAACTCCCTCATCTATTTCACCTGCAAGTAGCGCTCTGTGGTTTCCAACGGACGTCTATATTGGGTCAAGACGACTGACGCACGCCAGTGAGCAATCTATTCGTGCAAATAACCTTTCATACAAAACAACGGCAGCAACAGCGACATCCGATATTTTGTATTGGTATAGGTCGGACAATTACAAGTTGTCTGTTTATCCGCTCAACAATACTGCAAATTCTGTTACATTGACCGTTCAAGGAGCTGGTACGCCTCCACCGCCAGCGTCTGATGCAACAGCTAGCATCGACATCCTTCCAGACGATCTTTTGAAGCAGTTGATTGGCTCTTACGTTGCATCGCTTCTTGTAATGAAGAATACAGACGATCCATCTATTGCGCAGCGTGCGTTTTGGCAGAATCAATATGATGCTAAACGGATGCAGCTATGGGCTCGCATGGACCCACACATGAAGCAGACTTTTGCCCCATTCAGCATTCCTCCAGTGCAAATGGAAACAGGACGGTAATTATGCAAGGAGCAAAAGAACATTACGTTATGACCTATGGAGCAATACCATGATTATCGATTCCGGATGGGCTGCTGTCTTTATGATGGCTCTTATAGCTATCATTGGCGGCATAGGTAAGTTGATCCACATGATGTATCGGATGGAAGCCGAAATTACCGGGACTTCCGCTACACTCAAGGACCATGGGCGACGCTTGGATGCGCTTGAGAGTGAACTCAAAAACATCCTGCAATTGATACTGCGAGACCATGCCAGATGAAAGCAAATGCACTTGAATGGTTTATTCGCATATTTGCAGCCATCGGTGGCTCTTTTATGCTGTATGAGTTTTTCAAGGTTTTGGGCGCGTTTTCACGGGAGTGGTAACGATGCGTAACGTATCTATCAAAAGGCTTGTCACTGTAATGGTGGCAACGACTATTGCTGTGTCGGCTCCAGCCATGCAATCTGCGTTCGCAAAACCTGTGCCTGAAACAGCTGGTGTGGAAGAACTCACAGTGCGGTTCAAGCTTGGCATTATGATGGCTATGAATAATCTAATTCCGGCATTGATCGGAACGCTGATGGCGTTTTTTACACGCGCAGATAAGAACGAGCCTGTGTTTGCGCTATCCCAGAAGGCTGGCGAATAAATGGCGTCTTCGATTACGCTTGTGCAACGGATCGATGCTCCAGACGGTAGCATCACGTTCAAGTTCAACGACAAGAGCGGTATCGGTTTCCAAAGCGAGGCTGATCTTATTAGTTATCAGGCCAACGCGGAATCGAATGCCATGTCAATTGACGATTTGAAGCGGTACTTGATCTGCTGGTCTGGCCGCAATGGACGAAAGGTCAATAAGACGGCGACGTACGACATCACGAACAACGCCGGAAACATCGTCAGGATACAGTAATGGCCACGGTATATTTCGACCCGCCATACGACCCGATGACGCAAGGACCTACTCAATTGTCGTCGCTTCAAGACGCAACAACGGACCTTGTCGGCTTTGCATTCCAAGCCGAGGAAGACGCCGCAGTCGTCTCGGTTTTGTTCTATATTGTCACAAAGACCGGAACGCCGGGAACGGTACGCGCCGGATTCCAAGGAGTCAACGCTTCGACTGGAGTCAACGACGGCGTATGGCAATCGTATGTGGACGTCGCCGGAACGTCCATAGTGGCAGGCGGGTACAACACATTCACTCTTTCGACGACTCAAAATGTCACACGCGGGCAATTGTACTGCATCGTGATCCAGCCGATAAGCGGAACGTGGAATGCGACGAATAGCATTGCCGTCTGGTACGGACGTGGCAACTCATACCCGTGGTCTGGTTTGCCATACGCATTCACCAACACGACTGGCACAACGGCAAAAAT